CAGGACCAAGCTATGCCGAAGGCGCAATCATTCCTGGCGGTCGTGGCGATTTCCCGCTTATGACGACTCCTGGCTTTGGTAGAGGCGAGCTTGGTGTCTCCAAGCATGATTGGCTCAAGTTGCAGCAGCAGCAAATAGAAGAACAGCTGAAAAAAGCCGCGCCGGATATACAAATCAAACCTCGAACCGAGCAAGATATTTGATGGGCACTTTCATCGAATTGAGCAGCATCCTCAAAGACGCGCCGAACCGCATGCAGCCGGGCGCGGCGATGGCGCTTGAGGCATCGGCGCAGATGATCGAGGACGAAGCCAAGCGCGTCATCGGCACCTATGACTATGGCTGGCCGTCGCTGCAACCGGAGACGATCAAGCGCAAGGGCGCCGATACGCCGCTGTTACAATCCGGCGAGATGCGCGATTCGATCGAGCATCAGGTTGACACCATCAACATGGTGGCGGTGGTCGGCAGCAACGATCCCAAGGCCAAGTTTCACGAACTCGGCACCGTGCACATTCCGGCGCGCTCGTTCCTGGCCGGCGCCGCGATGCACAAGGAGCCCGATGTCCTCAAGATGATGGGCGAGGTCACTGTGGCGACATTGTTCGACGGCGTGCCCGGCGTGCCGCTGCCGGTGGTGACGCGCTGGCTGTCGCCGTTGGTGTAGCGTCATGGCAGTCGAGAATGTCTATGACTTGATGATGCGGCTGACGGTCTCCGACGAGGCCAGCCGCGTCCTGGTCGAGATCGGCAAGAAAGTCGCCGAGCTTGGCGAGCACGCCGCCAGAACGGCCGAGGAGCTGGAAAAGGTCGGTCGGGCCGGCGCAGCAAATCTGCAATGGATGCGTTCGATCCTGTTGCTCGGCGGCGGCGGACTTCTTGCCCTCGGCGGTGGTGCGCTCGGAGCCATTGCCGGCGCGGCCAAAATCTACGAGCCAATCGAAGATCAGATGGCGAAGCTGCGCGAGATGGGTCTCGGCGCGGCCGAAGCCCAGCAGGCTTATAACGCTGCGCTCGCGCAGACCGGGGAACACCCGGCATGGGGCACCATGGCGCAGAATCTCGAAATCTTCAGCCGGCTCCAAGCGCTGACGCACGACACCGCCGAATCGCTGCGATTGATGCCGACCATCGCCCGCTATGCGAGCCTGATGGGCGGCTCCAAGGCCGCCGAAGCGATGATCACCGCCGGGCAGCTCCGCGGCATGGGCACGCCAGAAGAAGAAGCACGCCTGGAGAAGATGTTCGATACTTGGTTCCGGCAATACGAGGCGTCCGGTCGAGTCGTTACTCCAGAAATGCAATTGCGGTTGCTGCAGCGGTCCAAAGGCGCGCGCACCCAATTTTCCGACGAGTTCATCGCCACGATGGGCGCGCTGGCGGCAACCACCGCTGGCGCTGGCGGTCGTCAGAATGTCGGCGCCAGTGCGGAAGCGCTGGTCAATCGGATGGACGAGCTGGAGCCGATGTATCGGCAATGGCTTACCCGCACGCAGCGGTTTCGTGGCCGAGGTCTGCCGCCGCCAATGCCGGAACGGCTTTTAGAAATTCAAGACGTATTCGGCACGCTGCCGGAAGGCATGTTGCGGCGCGTCGGCGAAGACCCCGCCAAATGGATTGAGAACGAATTGATGCCGGCTTTGATCAAAAAGTTCGGCACCGACAAGGAACGAATCTCGGCTGCGATTACGCGGATCGTCGGTCCGCAAGGGGCCGACATCGCTACTCGATTGGCCTTCGATAGCCCGGCATGGCGAGCGGCAATGGGACTGCAAGGGCCGTCGCAGCTCGAATTGCAACGACGGCAAGAGCGCCTGGCGCTGACACCGGAGCAGGCCGAGGCCGAGCGCTTGGCCAAGAGCGCCAAGGATCTGCGCCAAGCCATCTACAACGAATTCACCGCCATCGACGCCAAGATCGGCGAGTCGGCGACCAAGTTCGAAGTCGAGATGGAAAGCAAAGTGCTCAAGTCGATGCAGAGCGTCTTTGGCTGGCTGCAAGGTCAGAAACAGGAGGATATTGATCGCTGGGTCGCCAATCTGGGGACAGCCGGTATTGGCATGGCAGCGGGCGGTGCGGCCGCACTGGCGTTGGCGGCGGCCATGACCGGCACCGGCGGCCTCGTTCTGGCGCTCGGTGCCGTGGGAGCGGCGGCGGCATTGGCGGTGCCGTATTTCGATCAGCTGGAGCAGAAAATCTTCGACCTTCATGATTGGATCGCCAGCTTGTTCGGCTTGCAGCCGCGCGGTGGCACCGGGCGAGACTATGGGCCGACAGAAGTACCTTATGAAATAGTCCCTGGTGCGCGCGGCGGCGTCCGTCGTCTCGCGCCCCTTCCGCACTTCACGCCATACGACATCCAGCGCGAATTGGCACCGAGAGGCTTCCTGCCAGCAGTGCCCGCGCCGCCCACCGGGTCGTCCGCGATCATCATTGCGCCGCTGGGCGGGGTGCGACCGGGCCAGCCCGGCTATGCGCCACAGCCGCGCGAGCCGGCACCGCCCGAGGGCGCGTCCGGCGTGCCGCCGCTCGGCACCACATTGCCGCCGGCGCAGCCGGGCACTTCAATGCCGCAGATGCCGTCGATTCCGTTTATTCCGACTTCGGCCGAAGGCGACATTCGCAGTCAGAGCCGCCAGCTCGCCGATGTGATGCGAGTGGCGATCCAGACCGGCACGCAGCGGGAATCGCGGCCGATCGTGGTGTCGCTCAACATCGACGGCCAGCGCATCAGCGAGGCGCTGTCGACCCAGCTCGCCGCGTTGATGGAGCAGCCCGGCCAGGCGCCCTACCACGACGGCTGGCGCGGCTGGCAATCGCCCGACATGCAGATGACGACGACATAAAAATCATGGCCAACGACGTTCTCAATCTCGGCGGCATCGTCTTCACCAACTACTCGACGCCCGACACGATGGGCGCGGGTGGCAAGCAGGCCATGATCGTGCACAAGCTGCCGGGCGGCATGCGGGTGATCGATACGCTTGGGCCGGACGAGGCGCAGATTTCCTGGCGCGGCCATTTCTTCGATAACAATGCCTATGACCGGGCGCTGGCGCTCGATGCCATGCGCGCCGCGGGTGCGGTCATTCCGCTGACTTTCGCCGGCCAGTTTCGTTTGGTCATCATTGCCGACTTTGCCTATCGCATTCGCCGGTTACCTTTATGGGTCGAATATTCGATCGACTGCACTGTGGTGACCAATCCGATGCTCGGCAATATCGGCGCGGTGCAATCGTCGTTCGATGCTTTGGTTGGCGACGATCTCGCCACGGCCGATACTGTGGTCGATGCCAATGCGGTCGGCACTGTCAATATTGCACCATTCCAGTCGGCGTTCGGTTCTGAAATCTCGCCATCAACCACGCTGCCATTCATGAGCGCCGGATGACCGTCCCCGCCATCATCACCACCGCGCTCGCCTCGCTGGAAGCGCAAGTCAAAGCCGCGACGCCGCTCGATGCCGCGTCACCGCCGACCATTCTCGCTTTGCAGCTCAACGCCCAGGCGCTGACCCGGCAACTCGAAGGCGCGCAATACACCGCCGCCGGCCAGCTCGATACCTGGACCGACACTTCGGCGGCGCCCGAAATGATGATCCAGGGCGCGATCAATGCTTTTAATTCCGCCAATGACGAGGCCGCCATCACCGAGCTGCGCGGCATCGTCGGTCGTGTCACCTCCAACCTCGATCAGCTGTACTGATGGCCCCGCTCCCCGCAGTCAAAACCGTCGGCTATATCGCTGCCACCGTGCCGGCCAAGGTCGACCGCGTCAGCCATACGACCCTGTTTCATCTCGCCATGATCGAGTTCGGCGAGGCGCTGCAATGGACGGCGATCGCCTCGATCAACGGGTTGACCGATCCGTGGATCATGAACGGCCGCGCCGAATTGAAAATCCCGCCGACGCTGCCGAACCGGCCGCTGACCGGCATCCTGGGACAATAACGTCATGGCGATCTCGCAAGGCGCCGGCCCGCATCGGGCCTGGATTTCCGTGGGCGGTGGCGAATTCCCGATCGAGCATGGTCACATCACCCAATGCGGCGCCCGCGCCGCCTCGCGCTGGACCGCAACGGTGCCGATGTCGTACCCCGGCGCGGAGGCCGCATTTGTTGCCGCCGCCAACGGCGGCGCGACCTGCACCATCACCATCGAGGCTCATGGCGGCCCGACCGATCTGGTGATGACCGGCCCGCTCCTTAAATGCGTGTTCGACTATATCGGCCGCTACATCATCGCCTCTGGTCAGGACATGGGACACAAGCTGACCAAGGTCAAAACCGTGGAGAAATTCGTCAACAAGAAAGGCTCCGACATCGTGCAGCAATGGTGCGGGCGTGTCGGCCTGCCGTGCCAAGCGGGTAGCTCGAAGCTCATGGCAGGAAAGAAGCTGCAACAGGATTTCGTCAAGCTGACTGACGGCATCTCATTGCTCACCGGCATTCACTTGCTGGCGCTTTACGACGGCGCGCGCTGGTACACCGACAAGCGCGGCACGTTCCATTACGAGATCAGCGGCACGGCCGCCGCCGGCGGCAGCTATTCTGTCAACTATCAGCCGCCATCGTCACAACATCCGATGCGCTCCGATGCGCTGCGGCTTTCCATCATCGTCAATGTCCAAGCGATGGAGGGCGTATCCGCCAAGTTCGACTCTTGGCATCCTTATGACAAGCAGCTCCATAACGGCAGCGCGCAATCCGGCAGCGGCGGCGGCTCGGCCAATCAATACATCACCAGGGCGCCGACATTGCAGCCCGAGCAGGCCCAGCAATATGCCGATTCAAATATGAAACAGGTTTCCCGGCATCAGGTCCGCGTTGATGCGCTGTGCGTCGGCGATCCGACTATCGACGTGACCATGAAGCTTAACGTCAACGGCACCGACTTCGACGGCGATTATCAGATCGATACCATTGACCACGACTTTGGCATGCAGGGTTACACCATGTTGATTTCCGCCTCGACCGGATTTGGCGAGGGCGGCTGGGATGCGTGGGGATCGGGAGAGCAGTGATGGCGGACAGCCTGGAGAATGTGATCTTTCGCTGCATCGAGCGGTTCATGGCCGGACGGTTCTCCGAGCGTCACGGTCTGGTCACCAGCTACGATCCGGAAAAGCATCTCGCCAAGGTCATGTTGCAGCCCGACGGGCTTGAGACCGGCTGGATACCGATCGAGGAAAGCCACATGGGCCAGGGCTTCGGCATTGCCGTTGGATTAACGCCCGGCGACGGCAAAGCGACCGGCGATCAGGTCATCGTCCGCTGCGAGGAAAACGATTTCGAAAGCTTCAAGGTCGTAAAAAGCGTGCACTCGTCAAAGGACAAGCCGCCGAAAGTCGAGTCCGGCGAGATGGTGTTTTGGACCAAGTGGGGCCAGCAAATCCGTTTCAACAAGGACGGCTCGCTGACGCTCAAGACCGGCGAGAAGCCGCAGGGCGGCCAGCAGCAGCAACAACAAGGCGGCGGCGGCGGTCAGACCGAAGCCGAGCAGGCCGGCGGGCCCAAAGTGACCATCGGCACGCCGCAGGTTCAGCAACAGCAGCAGCAGCAGCAGCAGAAGAAAACCATGATCAAGCTCGACGCGGAAGGCAACATCACCACCAGCGCCGACAATGATCAGACCCACAACGCCCAGAACAATTACAACACCACGGCGAAAAATATCACCGACGAATCGCAAGACACCGGCATCTACGAAGCCAAGAAAACGCTGCACGACGACGCGCCGACGATCAATCATTGGTCCAATGGCGGCGGCGGCGGGCCGTACAATTCCGGGCTGTGAAACCATGACCGACATCTGGCTCGAATGGCATGACGACTTTCGCTTGACCGCGACCGGCGACCTGATGCTGGTCGACGGCGATGTCGAGACGCGCCAGCGTCTGCAGCGCCGGCTATTCACCGCGGTCAAGGGCTATGTCTGGCATCCCGATTACGGTGCCGGGCTGCCGCAGAAGATCGGCGATCCGTGGTCGCGCCGCATCATCGAGACCATCGTGCGCAAGCAGGTCTATCTGGAAGACTCGGTGGCGCCGTCACCGCCCGCCATTGTCACCGTGCTGCAGGACAAGAACCAGCCCGACAATATCGGCATCGGCATTCAGTATTACGACAAGGCGACCGGGGTCAGCGTGCAATTCACGGTGTCGAGCTGACCGATGCCGTCGCTGCCAACCAAATCATTTCAGACCGTGGTGGCCTCGATCGTCACCGGCATTCAGGGCCGCGCCACGGTTTTATTGAATTTCTCGCAAGGCTCGGCGCTGCGCGCCATTGCCGAAGGCTTTGCCGCGGTGTTCATGTGGTTCGAATCGCTGGTGCTGCAACTCTTACTGGCGATCCGGCTATCGACCTCGACCGGCAATGATGTCGATACATTCGTCGCCGATTTCATGCCGGTGGTGCCCGGTACCAACACGCCGCGACTGACCGCGCAGCCGGCGACCGGCGTGGCTCAATTCGCCCGATTGACCGCCGGGCCGTCGTCGCCGGTCGTTTTGGTCGGCTCGACGGTGCAGACCGCAGACGGCTTGCGCACCTTCACCGTCTATGCCGACCTGACCGCGCCGACCTATAACCCGCTGCTCAACGGCTATGTGATGGCGGCCGGTCTTGCGAGCGTCAACGTACCGGTGATCGATACCCAGCCCGGCACCGGCGGCAACATCAATTCCGGCCAGCTCACCGTGATGACAACGCCGCTTACCGGCATCGACACTGTCACCAATATCAATCAGTTCATCAACGGCATCGATATCGAGAGCGATGCTGCGCTCAAGAAGCGGTTCTCCGACTGGATCATGGGATTGTCGCGCGGCGATCTGTATGGCACCACCGCGGCGATCGAGGGCTCGGAGCTTAAGATCCAATGGGCGATCAAGGAAAACTACAATCTCGACGGCTCGTGGCGCCAGGGCTTCTATCTGATCGTGGTCGATGACGGCTCCGGCGTGCCGCCGCAATCTTTCCTCGACGCGGCGATGAGCGCCGCCGATGCGGTGCGCCCGCTCGGCATCGAGCTGGCGGTGTTTCCGCCGACGCTGTTGCAGGCCACCGTGGCGATGACCTTGACCATCGATCCGACCTATGACCGCAACACCGTGATTTCCCAGGTTGCCGCCATCGTCAGCCAGAATATTGACGGGCTCGGGCTCGGCAATGATCTGACTTACACCATGCTATGCGGCTGGCCCTATACCGTGCCCGGCGTGATCGCAGCCAGCAATGTCACCATCAACGGCAAGATCGGCGATTTCGCTTCGATCACCACCAAGCAACCGACCCAGGACGGGCAAACGACATTTGTCTATGCCACCGTCAAATGCGCCTCGGCCGTGGTGAGCTAGACCATGGCGCTCACGACCCGCTCGCTGACATTCAAGTCGTCGATACCGAGCCACCTGACGAATGGTTCGGGCGGCAATGGATTTACCCAAGGCACTACGTTCACCGCCGCGTTCTGGTTCAAGCGCACCGCTGCGGGCATCGGCAACATCAACAATTTGTTCTATTTTGGCAGCGACGGCAGCGGCGTTTACAACTACACCGTCGGCCAATTCAATATCAACAATCGCATCGAGGTCTATTCCAACAACACGACGCAGAGTTTCTGCGCCGACTTTGTCACCAATCAGCAGATCACCGACACACTGTGGCATCACTGCTGCGTCCAAGTCGGCAGCACGATCAGCGTCGCCATCGACGGCGTCTCTAGTCCGCAATTCTCGTCCGGCAATGTCGGTGGTTATCAGGTTCTAGATTACGGCACCTGGTCGATCGGCGGCGGCAATGCCGGAACCATCGGCGCGATGGTTCTCGATGCCGAGCTTGACCTGTTTTACGTTTGCGATGGCTATAATTACCCGTCGAGCTGGTTCCGTTCGTCGACCGGACAGCCTATTGCATTCACCGGCAATTTCGGCGGTGGCGGCTTCTTTCTCAACTTCGACAACAATTCGAGCCTCAGCGCGCTCGGCACCGATTCCGGCGGCAACGCGATCAACTGGACTGCCACCGGCTTTGTCCTCGGCACCGATTCGACGACCGACGTTCCCGGCGGCATTCCGATCAATCCGATTCCGTTCGGCGCTGGTGGCCTGTTGCGGGTCGACGGCGTCGCCCGTCATCCGATCTGGGACGGCGCCGCCGCGCTTTCATCTGCCGGCGCGCTCGCCATCACCACCTCGGTACGGCAAAGCCGTCAGCCCGGCACGCCGGCACCGTTCGTATCAGCAGCAGCGCTGGTTGCGACCGGGCGCACGGTCTCCCGCGTCGGCGTGGTTGCCGCATCGGCGGGCGGCGGTGTGGCAATGTTGCCGCCCAATGTCTCGATTGCGATCGATCCGCGTTCGGCACGCAGCGCCTTTATCGTGGCGTCAAGGCTGTATGCCGATTCTAAAATTCTGACGCAGCTCGACGTCTACAGTTTGGACATCGTCGCCCGCGTCAAGATGCTCATTCCCAATCGCTGGTTCGCCTGGGTGGCGCCGTACCGCGATGCCGTGCTCGGCGGCATTGCCGACGCCACCGCATGGTGCCGCTATCTGATCGACTACGCGCGCAAGCAATCCCGACTCGCCACCGCGTCCGGCATCTGGCTCGATATTTTCGCCTTCGACTATGTGCGCCGCTATCTACTGCGTCGCGGCGCCACCGACGACGTGTTTCGCGTCAAGATCAAAGCCACCATTCTGCAAGAGCGCGTCACCCGCGCCGGCATGAATTACGCCATCAATCAGCTCACCAGCTCACCGCCGGCAATCTTTGAACCCTGGAACACCGGCGATGCCGGCGGCTGGGGTTCTGGCCTGTTCGCGCTCAATCGCGCCGGTGGTTGGGGCTCGATCCAATTGCCCGGCCAAGCCTTCGTCAAGGTCTCGCGCGCTGGCATTGGTCCGACCGGCGTGCCCAATGTCGCCGGTCTGTTGCCGCCCGGCGGTACACCAGGGCTCGGCGGCTATGGCACCGGCGCCGTTGAATATGTCGGTCCATCGGTGTCGCAGATCGGTGTTACCGATCCCGATATCTATCAGATCATTGTCCAAACCAAACCGTCCGGCACGACGATCTGGACCCGGATCGACTAGGGAAATAACCAATGGATCGACCGCTCGTCTACGACGGGGAACTCCCGCAGACCATCGACTTTCTGAACCTATCCAAGTTCGGAATGGTTGATTCCGCCTATCAGAACCGTGGCGTGATTGGCATCAATACCGCGGTTGCCGGACTGGCTGCGGCACCGACCACGCCGGCGTCGCTGCAGATCACCATCGGTGTCGGTTCGATCTGGGAACTTGAGCCTGCCGACTCAACGCCATTCGGCGACCTCGGCATCGACAATCACAGCATCGTCAAACAGGGCTTGCTCGATGATCCGGTGACATTAACCGTCACGCCGCCGACCACGCCGGGCTATAGCCAAGTCTATCTGGTCCAGGTCAACCTGGAGGACATCGATACCGGCTTGGCGGTAGTGCCGTATCTCAACGCCGCCAATCCATCACAGCCGTTCTCCGGCCCGAACAATTCCGGCACCTCGCAATATTCGATCCGTTCGTGCCAAGCGATTATCAATCTCAAGGCCGGTCCGGCAATGCCGACCGGCACCGAGCTTACGCCGGCGGCCGACGCCGGCTGGACCGGGCTTTACACCATCGACATTCCCAACGGCACGACGCAAGTCACCGCGCCATTCATCAAGACGCTGGACAGCGCGCCGTTCTTCCCGACGCTCCCGGCGGTTCCGCCCGACGTGCAATACAATGTCTGGACCTTTGCCACCGATACCGGCGCGGTCAATGCATTGGTCGCCAAGGTGCTGCCGCCGCCGGCCTATCTGCAGGCCGGCATGGGCGTGTTCATCAAGGTCGCCGCCACCAATACCGGACCAGCGACATTCAATCTCAACGGACTGGGCGCGGTGCCGGTGCATCGCGCCAATGGCGCAGCGCTCTCCGCCGGCGACATCAATGCCGGACAAGTCTGCGCCTTGTTCTATGACGGCTCGTCCTGGCAGGTGCTGAACTTCTTCGGCTTCACCGCGACCACGACCAACAATATCACCAACACGCTGACCATTCCCTACGCCAACGATACCGGCGGCGTGAATGCCATGATCGGCGTGTTCTCGCCCGCCATCACCGCGCTGGCGGCAGGCAATGTCGTCACGCTTAAGGTCGCCAACACCAATACCGGCGCCACTACCATGCAATGCAATGCACTGGCGCCGGTGCCGGTGATCGAGAACGGCGTTCCGCTCTGGGCGCGTGCTGTCACTGCCGGTCAGATCATCGTGCTGTTCTACGACGGCACATCATTCCAGAAGCTCAATACCCGCTGGCCATATTACTCGTTCGACGTTGCGTCGCCGCCGGCGTCCGATCTCACGGTGATGGTAGGTGATCAGGTCAATATAACATTCACCAATGCCACCTCGGTGCCGTTCCATATCGCATCCGTTCCCGGCGGCGTCTACGAGATCGAACTGGCGATCACAGCGTCTAACAGCTCGGGTTCGGATTGCGCGCTGCTGCCAAACAACACCAGCTACGCCAACGCATTCGATTATTGGGGAATTCTCGCCGACGACATATCCACCTCGTCCCCACCTTATACCGACCCGCGGCCGTCAGCGACCGGCATGCTGGGCAGCGGGGCCAGCAACATAGGGATTACCAGTTCGGTCAACCCGAATGCTTTTGGTTTTCAGCCGTTCTTGCGCAGCGGGGGCGTCGATCAGATCAACAATCGCGGCCCGTTCCTATTGCGGCTGGTCGCCAACACCACGACCGGCGCCAAGATGATTCGCGCTCACGGCGGTATTCGCGGCGGGCCGATGATGCAATTCAATTACTGGAACGATACCTCGACCGTCTGGAGTTCGCTCGGCACGTTCAATGTCGCCCAAGGCGGCGGCCATGCCCCGCCCGCCGCGACGATTTCCGGCGCCGCCATCATCACCCGTCTGGCTTGAGGTCCGATCATGGATCGCGCCGTTGTTTATGATGCCCAGCAGCCGAGAACGACCGATTTTCTCAACGCGGCCAAGTTCGCCCTGTTCGATTCCGCTTATCAGAACCGCGGCTGGCTCGGCGATTCAACCGCCGCATTAAATCGCGGCTGGCAGGGCAGTCCTGCGGTTGTCGCCGGCTTGGCCTGCGCGGCGACAACACCGGCATCGCTGCAGGTCACCGTCGGGGTCGGTTCGATCTACGCGCTGGCCACCGTCGATGCCAATCCATACGGCGATCTGCTCACCGATTCACATGTCATCGTCAAGCAAGGCATGCTGGCCGATCCAGTGACATTGACCATCACGCCGCCGACGCAGCCTGGATTTTCCCAAGTCTATCTGATCGAAGCACAGATGATCGAAGGCGATGGCAGCCTCGGCGTCTTGCAATATTACAACGCCACCAATCCGTTCGCGCCATTGCAGGGGCCAGGCGGCAGCAATGTGCAGCAGCCGACGGTGCGGCAAGTGCGTTGCAATATTCTGCTCAAGGCCGGCGTTGCTACCGCGACCGGCTCCGAAGTGGCGCCCGCCGTCGATTCCGGTTGCGTCGCGCTCTACACCATCGACGTGCCCAACGGCGATACCGCCATCACCGGCAATCAGATCGTCCAGCTCGACAACGCACCGTTCTTCCCGACCTTGCCCGGCGTGCCGCCGGGACTGCAGAACAATCAATGGACTTACGCCCAGGACGTCGGTTCGACCAATGCGCTCGCCGCCAAGATTCTGCCGCCGGTCACAGCATTGGCCGCCGGAATCGGCGTGTTCATCAAAGTGGCTAATACCTCGACGGGAGCCTGCACGTTTAATCTCAATGGCACTGGCGCGGTCGCGGTGCACCGCGGCAACGGCGGCGCCATTACTGCAGGCGATCTCAATGCCGGTCAGGTGGCGGCGCTGTACTACGACGGCACCGCATGGCAGGTGCTCAATTTCTTTGGCTACACGGCATCAACAACCAATAACAACACCGTCAACATCACCATTCCCTATGCGCAGGACGTCGGTCCGGCCAATGCACTCAAGGGCCTCTATAGCCCGCTAATCAGCGCGCTCACGCCGGGACTATTGATAACTTTGCGGGTTGCCAACACCAATACTGGCCCGACCACGATGCAATGCGACAATACTGCGGTTGTGCCGGTGACGCAGAACGGCGCGCCGCTGTTCGCCCGCGCCGTGGTCCAGAATGAAATTGTGCTGCTGCTCTATGACGGCACCAGCTTCCAATTGGTCAACACCCGTTGGCCGTATTATTCATTCAACGAGAACGCACCGCCAGCCAGTGACATACCAATGGCGGTCGGCGATCAAGTCAATATCACTTTCTCCAACATCATCGCCGTACCATTGCACATTGCCACGGTGCCGGGCGTCTACGATATCGAGATCATGTTGACCGCCAACAACATGATCAACAGCGATTTTGAATTTCGCCCGAACAATACCACCTACTTTGGCAAATTCTGCAACTACACCATGCAAGAGGATTATTATCTGGCGCCACTGCCGGTCGGCGTCGACTCTCGACCGATGGTCTGGGGTGTGCTGTCAAACTCGACCGATAATCTCGGCAGCGGCCCGAGCACGGTTCTGAGCACTAATTGTTTTGGCTTCGATTTGTGGTTTCAAAGCGGACCCTGGCAAAGCGAGCCGATTGTCAACGATATCGGAGCCTGCACGCTGCGATTGACCTGTTCGACGCTGACCGCAGGCAAGCAGGTCCATAGCTGGACCGGCATTCGCGGCGGCGCCGGCATCGGCTATTCGCTGTGGGAAGACACCACCACGCCGTGGACTTCGCTTGGCACCTTTGGCGGCGCCGCCAGCGGCGGGCCGTTCGTGGCGACATTGTCCGGCTCGATCATCGTTCGCCGATTAGCGTGATGTCATGGTGATACCGGTCCCGACCAATGTGTTGCAGCTGCCGCAGCTTAATGGTGCGGCCACACAATTTCTGTTGGCGCGCAATGCCGACTGGACCGATCAGATCTTCTTTGCCGCGCCCGGCTTTACCGCAGCAACCGCTATTGCCAATTGCACGCTCGCTCGCACGTCATCGACAGTGACATTGCCGTCGAGCACTGTGCTCTCGCCCGGCCAACCGATCCAGGCCACACCCGGCATTCCGCAAGGCGCCTATGTCGGCTCGATCCTATCTGGCGCCAGTTTTCAGATGGTCGATGTCTACGGTATCGCGCTTGGCGCGACTGCGAGCATCGTCAATACCACGCTGATCTTTCTGCCGATCGCGCTCGATCTGACCGGCATTTCGTTTATAGCCTCGCTGCGCGTGGCCGATTGGTCGAAGCAGATCGTGCTCACCGCGCAAACCGCAGACGGCACGATGCTTTCCGGCGGCGCCAACGGCACTATTGCCTTCAAGGTGCCGCAGATCAAAGTCGCCCGCTGCCCTCCCGGTCAATATCTGATCGATATTCTGGCCGTTGA